TATTGTTCCTTTCGTTACACAATTTTTGCGATATTTCAGTTTAGATGTTCATAACACCAGACTTCCATCCTGCTTTTTTAGCCTCTTCTGAAAGAATCTCATTTTCTTCAGCTATAGCCATTTTTCTTTGTTGTTTTTCTAAACAATATATTGATAAAATTTCATCCACCAACTCATTAATACTACATAACATATCTCCGTCAACCTCTTCGGTTCGTTCTGCATCATTTAAAATATTTTTTATATCTTCTGCACATTCATGTATTTTTCTCATACAAATGCCTCCATAAATCTTAATATTTCAGTTTACCGTAG